CACCCCCGCTATGCTGCTGCTGACGTGCATGAATACACCTCTGTCATCTACAGGAACATGATTGCAGCGGGAGTAGCCCCTGAGCAAGCCCGTATGGTTCTGCCACAGTCCATGATGACTGAGTGGTACTGGTCAGGTAGCCTCGATGCCTTTGCTGACATGTGTCGCCTTCGCTGTAAGTCTGACACACAGGCAGAGACACAAGAGGTAGCATGGGCCATCAGTCTCAAGATGGAAGACCTGTTCCCTGTATCATGGGTGGCATTGAGAGATGAGTGATCCAATCAAGGTATTAGAAATAGAAGAGCATGAGGATGGCAGTGCAACAGTAAAGCTAGAGTGTGACCCCAAAACATTCGGTGCCATCTTTAACGTGGGTTTTGTGTCGCTAGTTAAGACTGGCCTATACTGGGAAACAAACATGGAGAGTAAAAATGACTAACATTACACTAGATCAACGGTTGGCTATTGCTAAGGCTTACTTGGACGAAGACATCACCCTGCGTATGATTGCAGACTTGGCAGGGGTCCAACCAAATGACATCTCTAAAATCTCACGGCAGGTTCTTGGTGAAGAACACTTCAAGACCCGCTATAAGAAGGGCAAGAAGGCAACACCACAGGGGTCGTTAGATGTATAAGTTCGGCAGCGAGTTAGACAACGAGTGGAGCAAGTTAATAGAAGACTTTAAAGGAACAGTAATGTCAGAAAATACAGCAGACATCGTGCATGAACCTAAGCACTACGCCCGATGGAAAATCGAACCTATCACCTACATCATGCGTAATGGCTTTGAGTTCTGGCGTGGTAACATCATCAAGTATGCCAGTCGTGCGGGTTACAAGCCCTACGAGGGAATGAGTGATGTGCAGAGCGAGATCACAGACCTTGAGAAGGTTATCCGTTATGCCCAGATGCGTATCAATCAACTGGAAGGTAAAGACAAGCTATGACAAACCATGAGATACTAGATATGTGTCGTAAACTTGCTGGTCGATATAAGAACTCTCAAGAGTATGACGATCTAGTCTCTACTGGTGTGGTAAAGTGTTTAGAGCTTCGCGCTCAGGGGGTCGAAAGACCCTCTACACTCTACTACAGGGCTAGAGAGGCTATGTTAGACTACATGAAGGTAGGTCTGTCACAGATCAGTTACCCTAAAGGTAGGCACGGTCGTGATGCAGTTAAGAACGACACCCACCACTTCATTGTTGTTGACGATGACGAAGAGGGTCTTGAGATTGAGTCAGCTGAGGATGTGTTCGGTTCATACGAGTTGAAAAACATTCTACAGGTTCTTGGTGAACACCTTAACGACAGCGAGAAACTAATGCTGATGGCTTTGTGGCGTAATAACAACAACATGAAGGTCACGGCTGAGGAGCTTGGTAAGTCTAAACAGGCTGTCGCACAGTTCATGTCACGCATCAGAAAGAAACTTGTAACAATTTGTGATGTTGACTAACGGCAGATTCAGACGTCATAGGTAAATGCAGTACTTAAGTTTAAACGTAAGTGTTTTTACTTATAAGTATATATAATAACTGATAGAGGAAACGTAAGTATGGCAAACATAGGTCACCAACCTTGTCCTTTTGTGTCGTGTGGATCAAGTGACGCATTTTGTTATGAAGATGTAATGAAAGTTGGTCATTGCAAGTCGTGTGATGGGAGTTACCCATCCGCAAAACAGAAGTTTGATTGGGCTGAAGATAAGTACCCAACAAAGAATGGGGATTACGAAATGAACGTGACAGCATTTACGCCTAAACGTATAGAGAGCCAATCGGCTGGTCGTTATACAAGTATGCGTGGCATCCAAGAGTACACGATGCGTGACTATAACGTGATGACCTACGATGATCGTCAGGAGTATGTTTACCCCAGCGGGGGAATTAAAGTTCGTAATCTGGATCAGAAGGCTTTCTACGCTAAAGATGGTTTCAAGGGTGACGAGCTATTCGGTATGAACCTGTTTCCTGCTGGTTGTTCCAAGATGGTAACCATCACTGAGGGCGAACTAGACGCTCTCTCAGCAGCGCAAATGCTTAAGAGCCAGTACACCAACCCTGTTGTGTCGTTACCCTCTGCAACGCCCTCTAAGAAGCTCTGGGAGAACTGTAAGGAGTGGTTAGATAGCTTCGAGAAGATCATCCTTTCGGTTGATACAGATGATGCTGGGAACGCCTTAGCTGACCGTATGGCACGGCTATTCCCTAACAGGGTGTATCGGGTACAACACGGTGAGTACAAGGACGCTAACGACTTCTTACAGGCTGGTAAGGAGAGAGAGTTTAAGAACCTGTGGTGGAAGCCAGTCAAGCACACACCAGAGAACATCTTGAATACGTCTGACGAGTTCTTGAAGCTGTACACAGATACGCCTGAGCATACCTACTACCCCACAGGCATCCAAGCCTTAGATGACAAGATACTTGGCCTCATGCAAGGTCACTTCACAGTGTTCAAAGCGCCTACAGGTATCGGTAAGACAGAGCTTATGCGTTACATGGAATACAGCATGTTGCAGCAAGGGATACCGATTGCAGCGTGGCACCTAGAGGAGACAAAGCTACGCTCACTACTGGGTCTTGTGTCGTATGAAGTTGGTGACAACCTTACACGGCGTGACTTGATCGAAGAGAAGGGTGCAGACAGCCTTGTTCGTGAGGCTATCGTGAACATCACTAAGGACGAGAACTTCTACCAATTCTACCTTGGGGATGGTCAGGGTACTGACGAGTTGATCGACCAGATCAGGTTCTTTAGTCAGGCTTGTGATTGCAAGTTTGTGTTCTTTGAGCCTATACAGGATGTGGTCGTGGGTACGTCTGACGAGAGCAAAGAGGCTATGCTGGCTGACCTGTCGATCCGGTTGTCTAAGCTGGCAGCGGAGCTTAACGTAGGCATTGTAACGATTGCACACACTAACGAGAACGGAGACCCAAAGTACTGTAAGATGATCGGTCAACGTGCTTCCGTCATTATAGACTTGAACCGTGACAAAGAAGCTGACAGTATAGAGGAACGTAACACAACGTATCTTAAGGTTGAGAAGAATCGCCCATGCTCCGAAGAGGGTTTGGCTGGTATGCTCCGCTTTAGCACAGATACATTCACACTAAGGGAAATCATATGATAGGGATTTGTAATAGCTGTCAAACGGAAGAAGTAGAGTTGCACAAGCACCATATTGTCCCAAAGTCCAGGGGTGGGTCTGATGAAGTTAATAACCTTGTTGACCTTTGTGTAGATTGCCACGGTAAAGCACATGATGTTTCATTTAGCTCCAAAACTGGGTTAGTTAAAGGTGGAGTTACCTTCGCAAAACAGGTTTCAGAAAAGGCTTCTTGCTGGGCCAGTAAAGAGAATGTCTTAGAGGGCTTGCTAGAAGAGGTGAGGCTTAAGGACCACTTATTACACGACTTCTTAGTCTCAGGTATGATACTGGGTTTGATTAGCAAGGACTTTCTGTTTGCAATACTGCACCCAGAATACAGAAATAGGATGTACTCTTTTATAAACTTTACTCTGGACCATCAGACGACCTTAAACTTGGCTTACAAAAGGGTTTTACAATGATAACAGTATTTGACATTGAGACAGACGGACTAGACCCTACGTTGATCCATGTCTTGTCTTGGTCTAACGATCTGGGCGAGGTACGATCCACGCACGACTATGACGAGATGCGTCATGTGCTACTCAACAGTCCAATCCTCTGCGGTCATAACATCGTCCGGTATGATGTCCCCGCAGTGGAAAAGATTCTGGGCATCAAGGTGACAGCCCGTCTGATCGACACTCTGGGTATCTCTTGGTACGTCAACCACTGGAAGAGCAAGCATGGCCTCGCAGAGTACGGTGAAGAGTACGGTGTGCCTAAACCTAAGATCGACGACTGGCAGAACCTATCTCCAGAGGAATACAAGCACCGCTGTGAGGAAGATGTTCGCATCAACAACCTGCTATGGAAGACACTCAACTACAAGCTGGGCAAGATGTACCCAGTGGAAAGTGACAAGGATCGTCTGGTGGACTACCTGACATTCAAGTTACAGTGTGCCGCAGAGCAAGAAGCCCTCCAGTGGAAACTGGATGTAGAGAAGGCAGAGGCTCACCTAGCAGAGTGGGAAGCACTTAAGGCAGAGAAGATCGAATTGCTTGCCGATGCTATGCCCCAGCGTGTTATAACAGCTGTTAGAACGCAGCCAAAGGTTATGCAGAAGAAGGACGGTTCGCTGTCTGCGCTAGGTGAGAAGTGGATAGAGTTGTGCAAGAGTGCTAAACAGCCTTATACAACCCAGTCTTTGACTGTAGTGACAGGACATGAACGTGCAAACCCTAACTCTAACGAACAGATCAAGAGTTGGCTGTTCTCTCTGGGATGGGAACCACGGACGTTTAAGTTCATGCGTGACAAGGTTACAGGGGATACGAGGGAATTAGAGCAGGTACGCAAAGACGGTGAGCTTTGTCCCTCTGTGAAGGAGCTTGTAGACGTTGAGCCAGCCATTGAGCTACTAGATGGCCTGAGTGTACTGTCACACCGCATTGGTGTCCTAAAGGGCATGGTAACGGCTCACAGGGACGGTTACGTCAAAGCTACGGTTGCTGGTCTAACTAACACACTGCGCTTCAAACACGCAAAGCCTTTGGTCAACCTGCCATCTATCGACAAGCCATATGGCAAGGAGATACGAGGGTGCCTTACTTGTCCAGAGGGTTACACTTTGTGTGGTGCTGACATGACGTCCCTTGAGGATACTACTAAGCGTCACTACATGAAGCCTCTTGACCCTAGTTATGTTGAGGCTATGTCAGCTGAGGGGTTCGATCCACACTTGGACCTAGCACTACACGCTGGCGTCATTACGCAGAAGGACATCGACATGCACAACAGCGGAGAGCGGTCACTAAAAGCCCTGCGTAAGAACTACAAGGTCGTTAACTACAGCGCAACATATGGTGTTGGGGCAGCTACTCTCTCACGCACAACTGGGATGCCAGCTAAGGACTGTAAGGTGCTGTTAGATGCTTTCTGGTCTCGTAACTGGTCAGTGGAAAAGGTGGCCTCTACGGTGCGCACAAGTACCTTCTTCGATGGCATGTGGTTACAGAACCCTGTGTCTAAGTTTTGGTATAGTTTACGGAGTGAGAAGGATCGTTTCTCTACTCTCAACCAAGGTACTGGAGTGTTCTGTTTTGACAGTTGGGTGTCTTTGTGTCGTAAGAATGGTATCAAAACTGTAGGTCAGTTTCACGACGAGATCATTGCCGTAGTTAAGAAAGGAGAAGAGGATGCGACAAAAGGTGTCATGGAAGGTGCGATAGAAATTCTCAATGAGAAACTTAAACTTAACGTGCCTCTAGGTGTGGATGCTCAGTTCGGTACAACATACGCCGACATCCACTAATTTTAATTTAAACCTGACGTTGACTAATCGCAAAATCAGACGTCATACATATATACCAACAGCCGAAAGGAAAACTCGATATGGCTAAATACACAATGGACATGGTACTCGAATACGCAAAAGTGTTTGAGCAAAACGCAGACATGGGATCACCTGACGGTCCACGGGCTGCACAGGCAATCTATGCTAACGGTGGTCAATTCATCACCAACGCATACTTCACCGATCAAGCACAGATCGACCAGCTTGAGAAAGAGGGTCTGGACCTTCACCCTATGAATAGTAACCGCATCCTGCAAGGAAATGCAGACTTGGGTATCGGCAAGTACATGAAGATCAAACGTAAGGTGTCAGACGTTAAGACCTTCACAGACAACAAGACAGGCGAACCTGTTGAGGTTAACTACGGTGGCGCACCGAAGGTGGTAGACCTCACACAAGGGCGTGAGAACAAGCGTATGTGGGACTTTGAAGCAGATGGCCCACTTGGTAACGGTACGAAGGCTAAGGTGCAGTTTGACGTTTATGCAAACGGCGCTGGTGTACGACTACTTAACATTGGCGTCACAGAGCATGTGGCATATGAAAACAACTCTGTCATCTCAGAAGATGATGAACTGTTTGCGTTTTAAGGGAGATACAAATGCGAGTGACTGTTAACGCCTACATGGACAAGAGCGAGGATGGCTATGAGGGAAGTGCTGACGTCTCACGGGACAGCATCATGGACCTGTCAGACCTAGCAGCGTTGTTTGCTCAGGCTGCTGTAGCTATGGGCTACACCTACGTCAAGGCTGTAGGCTTCGAGGACGATGCAGGAGACATGCACTGGGGAGACGTCTAAATGGACATGGGGAAGGTACTGATCGACGGGGACATCATTGCGTACCGTGCAGCCTTCTCCACTGAACAGATGGGGGCAAAGGATACCGAAGCAAAGGTTGACGCCCTCATCGACTTCATCTTAGACAAGACTGTACTGTTCCCTGAGATACTGGAAGACTACATCGTTTACCTGACGGGTAAGGGTAACTTCCGATTTGAGATTGCCAAGTCTCATGTCTACAAGGGAAACAGGAAAAGCGTTCAGAAACCCCGACACTTGCAACACGCCAGAGACTACATGGAGAGCAAGTATAAAGCCACTATAAGCGAAGGAGAGGAAGCCGATGACCTCATTGCTATTGAAGCCGCCCGACTAGGCTACGATGCTTGTGTCGCCTCTATTGACAAAGATATGCTACAGATACCCTGTTGGCACTTCAACATTGTCAGAGGTGATTACACGAAAGTAACACCAGACGAAGGTATCAAGTTCTTCTATACTCAAATACTAACTGGAGATAGGGCTGACAACATTGTTGGTTTGTTCAAGGTTGGGCCTAAGAAGGCAGAGAAGATACTGGACGGTGCTACAGAAGAAGAAGACCTTTGGGATCGTGTCGTCAAAGCCTATGATGGTGACGAAGAGAGGGTCATTGAGAACGCCAGATTGCTCTGGTTACGAAGGGAAGAGGGTGAGATATGGTTGCCACCAAAGGCTCGAAACGACAACAAGCTATAAAGCACGGTTACCGTTCTGGGCTTGAGGATGACATATCAGAAGACCTCAAACAGAGGGGTGTAGCTTTCGGGTACGAGACCATGAAGATCAAGTGGGTCTTGCACCGCAACAAGAGTTACACCCCAGACTTCATTTTGCCTAACGGTGTGATAGTTGAGTCAAAAGGCCGCTTCACAACAGATGACAGAATGAAACATTTAGAGATCAAGAAGCAACACCCTGAGCTTGACATACGGTTTGTGTTCAGCAACAGTAGGGCTAAGATTCGTAAAGGGTCTAAGACAACATTGGGCATGTGGGCAGATAAGAATGGCTTCATGTACGCAGACAAAAGGATACCCGAAGAATGGCTGAAATAGTATATAAGGTGCATCGTGTTTTTAGTGACGCCTTCATGGATGACGAAGGAACCTACCTTCTCACTTGTCGTGTAGAAGACGTAGAGGCGGGAGAGATGTTCACCGACGACATTCCATTCGAGACCTTCAATGATGCCTACAAGTTCAAGCGTATGTTTGATAGCTCTATAGATGCAGTAGAAATCACAGTTCCTTATGAGGGGGAGAAGTACGATGCCTAAGACAGCTATCATCTTTAGTTGCGCACACAGTGACCCCTCGACGAACAACGAGCGGTTTGATTGGCTTGGGGAGTTGATCTATGAGGTTAATCCTAACTACGTTATTGATCTTGGTGACGGGGCCGATATGCGCTCTCTTAACACTTTTGATGGTCGATACCCTGAAGCTATTGTTAGCCAGAGTTACCAATCGGA